ATCTAGTATTTCTCGAAACATGGACAATTCGATGCCGTTCGTTACATCTACCTTATACCCTGTACTATAAATCTCGTCCCGATCGATATTGTGAACAAGTTTTATCTCCACTGCCAAAGTCTTGTCAGATGCACTTTTTTCTATCCAGAAATTAACTTCCATTCTTTCCCCTTATTTCGTTCATAGCGGCACGCCTTTCTGATCTCGTGCCATTCTCTCGGAAAAGCTTTCGTGCTCTTCTAGCCATTCCACAACCTTATTGCAACCATCGGTGAACTCTTTGAATCTCTCGGCGCTCATATGTGTAGCAATCCGCTCCGTACTAATGACAACCGCACAATCCACATCCATGCACTTCATTTCTCTAACGCACACTTGCTCGTAATGTCCTGCTTCCATATAAAACCTAGGAAAATCTTTCTCAACGCATTGATTTATTATTCCCTTAACCTGCAAGAGGAACGGTGACGCATAGTGTGCGCTTAATTCCGCTTGCATCTTTTCAGCCAACCACTCTGCTTGCTCTTTTGTTAACTTTTTCATTCTTTCTCCTCTATCAACGCCTTAAGCTCTTTGACCTCAATGCGAACCAATAAAATAAACAAACCCAACGCAAGCAACGCGCCTAATATAATCCCTGCAACAAAGAAAAATATGATCATGCTTTTTTATTCCATTCCCCGTTCACATACCACACCCAATATAATCTTGGTCTTCTATTGACAAAGAATCATCTTCACTTTCAGTGCATTGTTTTATTATATGCAAAATGCTTGATACGCCAATTCTGGCGTTGCACCCGCTACACGCACCATCATACTTACTTTCTTCGCTTCTAATTGCGCTAACAAGCCACTCGCTTTGCTCTTTCGTTATCTTATTCATCATTCCTTCCCTTTTGGCTCAAAGTAAACCACCAGGTTTAAATCAAAGATTTTAGCTATTTGCTTGAGAGTGTGAACGGAAAAGTTTTCATAGCCTGGCGATTCGAATTTAGACACGGCAGATTGAGAAGCGTAGAGCTTTCTCGCTAAGTCTTTTTGTTGCATGCCTGAGTTTATTCGCATTTGTTTTATCTGTTTATTCATGCTCATTTCTTCAAGCTTGAGCTCAGGGTCAGGGCCTTTACCTAGCAACATTTCAATCCAGCTACCTTTAGACCTCTCTCGCTTTTTAACTTCCAGCTCTTCCATTACACACGCCTCCTTGTTAACTATCTCTTAATATCTCGCTGGCTGTTTTGACGTAAGCACTGGCGAGTTATACATTGCACTCATTGCTTTAAATATCCCATCCACAGCACGCATGCATTCCTCTGTCCTGCTTAAACTGCTGAAAAACACACCATCTTTGTCAAAGTAAATCGCATGCTTTTCCCAATCGACTGTGACGCTTGCTGTTACTGCTAAGTTGATACAGATAGTATCCATCTGCTCGTGCTCACTGCTTAAACCTTCTTTCAACACCCTTAACCACATTTAATTGACCTCTTTTGATGATTCTGCCTGAACCCGAGCTTCAAATTCATGCTCAAGCGCTCTAAGTACTCCGCGTTGCTCCATCTGCAAAATAACCAATGATTGACCTTCCAGGGTCGTCACTGAAACAGCCTGCTTGATGCCAATTGTCATAGGCATACCCTCAACTGCAGCAACCATAGGCACGTCTTGGGGGAAATCAGCTAGGTCTTTTATGAACTGCCCAACTGTCAGCAATGGCAACTCTTTAACCTCGCTGCTTTCTTCAGATTGCGCTACTTCTATCATTTCGTCTTCTTTAACTTCCGTTACTTCATCGGTCATGCTTTCTCTCCTTCAAAAAATTCATCAACTACATTTGTTTCTGTCATCTTTTTGTCCAACTGAGATAACAGCTTTGGCAATTCAGACTTAGGAAGCATATCTAAGCATCCTATTTGGTAATATTTGCATAGGGCTACAATGTCAGCCTTGGACTCATGAACTTTAAGCTCGACAATGTCTAGCTCAGCTTCAGATATAACCTCTACTTCAATTTGCTTTTTAGGTTCTTTTTTTCTAGCTATAATATCTGCCACAACGTTAGATTTTATTTCTTTTTCTGCCGGCTTAGATGGGTAGTCCTTAGCTTCCTCTGCAGATATCATGCCGCGCAAAGCATCTGGAAAAGCATCACGCAAACAGAATCCTCTTGCACGCATCTGCAGCATACGAGCAGGGTACTGACTCCACGGCCCCTGCTTACCCCAGAGACTAGCTTTTTTAGCGTCTTCTTGAGAGAAAGTTCTTACCACCTCAGGTTCATTGTGTCTCTTTGCTTTGCACGTTGCCGTCATTGACGCGGCGTCAAACGTTTCATCTACATAGTCATAGTTAGATGCTTGCCGACAAACAGCTAGCATTGCATCACCCCACAAGCTCGGCTTGCCATTGATAACAGCGATATTTTGTAGAGCTTGAAGCGGCTTGAGACCTAATTCTTTGCCCATCTGCATGCAAACTAAAATATCACCAGGCTTACCCAGAAACCCTTTAGGGCAAAAGCTAGATTTGGCGATTATATCTGCCACTTTTAGCGCATCTTGCAAAGTGTTTGTGACTAAGAAGCCATCGTTGCTATCTTGTATTGTTACTTCATTCATAATATGTCCTCTTTTGTAATGTTATTATAACTAAATAACGTTTTTAAGTCTTCTGCTATATCTTCAACTCTTCGCCCTAGCTGTGATTTGTTTTCGTGATTTAAACCTATTGATAAATCTGCAAGAGAATTAATCAAAGTGCGCAATTCTTCAAAATCTTCCGCAATGATTGTTACTGTCATTTTTTTTGCAATCTTTCCAGCCTTGGTTTTAAATCTGTGCATGATTTATTCCATCCACCCCGGCATACACATATTTTGAACCTCATAGCCTGGCCAAGAATCGTTATCAATGCAAACTTTAATTTCTTTTAATAACTGTTTGTACTTAGCTTCACCATCATCTATCCAAGCTTTATCTAATGTGTAACAAGCAATAGCGTATGGCGGTTTTTTCTCTATAACTATAAAAACAAAGTCGTTTAATTCTTCGCCAGTTGCATGCTTAACGCCTTCGCGAAGCATTGCGGCCTGTATCTGATAATTGTATTTATATATAGAGCGCTGAAACTCTGTGTATCCTGCATCTTGACTAGTTTTTAAGTCTGCCAAGTACGTGGCGCCCCAAATGTCAGGACGGCATTTGCATAGCAAGCCAGTGTCTTCGTCAGTCCAATAAATGCTTTTTTCTATTTGTGCGCCTTCGATTATCTGTGGCGCCAGCTCGTGGCTAGAAACTGTGTGTGCGATTAAATCTAATTCATCTCGGCTATCACCGTCGATTGCGACCCTATCACCCGCTTTTACTTTTTCTTCCTCCCAAGCCGTCTTTCCTTTTATTGTGCGTTTGTCGTACTTGCCTGCTACATAATACCTGCTCCACCTTTCTTTAGGCTCAAGACTCCACGTATGCACAGCTTCACCGAAGACCATAGCTTCAGTCGGCTTAGAGCGTTCATAGTGAGGGTTTACGTATTTATGCCAGTAATGCAGAGGGGTGCGTTTAAACTCGCATATCGCACTCCTGGATAGTCCAGCCGAGGCGTGATACTCAGCATTTGTTATATCGTGTATACCTGTCTTCATTTATTCCCCGTAACTTCTTCAATAGCCTGCTGTGCCGAATAACACACGTTGCTTGCAAAATCTTCGAGAGACATCATTTCTGTGCATTCAAAGCTGTGATGCCCAACTGTTGTGTTGATTCCGGCGAAGATCGTCCAAACATCTTTATCTTTATGTTCTCTTTTGCTTACGCATAAGTGTAATTTCGACATGCACGCTCCCTGTTGCGCTTTCAAATTATTCAGTTATAATAACACACGTAACAACAAAAACAAGGAGAAAATAAGATGTCATTAAAAAAACCTGAGAGTGAAAGGTGGGTTAGATTTTCTATTTGTATGCACCCAGGAATGGTTAAAAAGCTAAAAGAGGAAGCGGCGAAAGTGGGCGGCGGTTATGTGAGCCCGTTTATCTGTAAACTCGTCGAAGCGTATTTTGAAAACCCAGCTATTCTTACGATTCCGAAAGCCCCGTAGCTAAACGACATAGAGGTGCTACTGGCTTCCAAAATGTGTTCAAGTTTGAGCGATTATTCGCGGGGTCAGCTTGCAGCTAGAATTCTCAGATGCTCATCTTTGTCTACAACCCGGTCTACAACGATATGATCGTCTGAGTCTTCATCGGCAACTTTAAAATGCACAAAAATCGTAACAATAGGCGTAGTTATCTCTTTAAACACAAAAATATTGGAGTGAAACATGGGGATTGCTCTATGTTGCGCAGATAAAAAAACCGCAAAGGATAAATTTGCGGTTAAAACACCTAGGAATAATGAGCCCATCCAAAAATACATCGTTAACATGGAAGTGTAGGCGATTAATCTGTGGACAAGCTCAAAAACATTATAACCAAGACACCTAAAAATCTCAAGAATTATAATTTATATCATAATGCGGAAGGTTTATTTTCTGATGCTGCTCAATGTTTGAACGATCTGACTTGATCTGTGCGGAGCTAAGAGATAGATTGAGTGATTAATTAATTTTGCAGCTCGAAGATCCCGGCCAGAGAAAAACGAGCTGCAACAAGGAACAAGAACTTATGCAAAGAATACCACACCCCGATCAGAATGCAACCCCCACCAGTTGTGTAACTACACATACCTATACATTAGTTGATGTGCTTCAATTAATTAAACCAAGTAACTGCTTAGTAGTATCCGGCAGTGTATTTTTACGTCCAAAGAAAAGGAATTTAATATGAGTGACAATAGAATCGAAGTAGACGGCAAAACTAAATCTTACGCATTGGTGCCGCTAGCTATCGTTAACGACACCACCCTCAGCCTAGAAGCTCGAATGGTATGGATATATCTAGAGGGCCGATCCGGAATTAGGTCTTGGTCTATTCACCCTTATGACATTCAACGCATGTGTGGCTTTGGTGACAAAGTATGGCGCAGGGTATCCAAAGAGCTGACGATCAGAGGCTACCTAACGATGTCCCGAACTAAAAACGGGACAAAGTTTAAGTTTGAATCCAACGCGGAGCATCTTATGTTTATGAGAGCACCACCACTTACGGTTGTTGATAAGGCTGGGGATAAGTAGGTTATAACCTGTTCAAAGCCACTCGTCCTTTTTGGCACTGTGGCTCGAGGCACTCGTCCCTCAGGGACGTGTATATATAATAGAGATATACATATCCTAGATCATAAATATATTAAAGATCTCTTTATGAGCGCGAACAATAATAGGATTTTTTTAAAATGAGAAAAGAGCAAATGAGTACGTAGCGGGTAGCAGTCGTATTCCCAGCATGATATAATAACTACCTGTGAATTTAAGATGTAGGTGATGTATGAGTAGTTTACTTTGTCCTGGTGTTTTGGTGCCAAACAGTATCGTAGAGGGAAAGCTGAGCAGTGAGGCCCTGGCAGCCATGACGTGGGTTATTGCTGAAAATAACATCATGGTGGATGTAAGCCGGGTTAGGGAAAGGTTTAACTGGGGAACTCATATTTGGCAGAGAGTTTCTAAAGAGCTTAGAGACAGCAAGCTTATGACGCTGAAAAGCGGAACCGGCGGCAATAGACTTTACCTGAAGGGTGACCTTATAACCTGTTAAAGCCTACTGCCCTAGCCATACGTCAAGCCTAACGGCCAAGGTGAGGAGTAAAAGCTTTATCCAGTAGAATGCTCAGTCACACAGTATCGCCCGCTAGTGAGCGCCTGCTTAAGCCTGAGAGGGTTAGTTTTGGCTTAGGCTATCGATGAATTCTTTTGTCGCAAGCAGGAGGCGTGATACACTAAGAGAGTCTGATTCATTAGTTTAAGATGCGGTCTTTGCTTGAGCCCATTGTCTGTGTCCCTAGTAGAATCCCTGCGTGGTAGCGGGGCGATGCGGGTGCAACTCCCGTATGAATTGGGCGTTTCTATGGGTTAGAGCCATTTTATATGAAAACTTTGGGGGTGGCACGCGCGTTCCAATCGTGTTTTTTTTTGAATTGAATCGACTGAAGTATTTAGGTAGTACCTAGCTACCTGTTTAGGTGGTACCTAGCGTGCTATTTGGGGGTAGAATGGAATCAAAGTGGTCGTTGTGTTTCGGTTGTGTGATGCTTGCTTGCATGTTGTTTGTTGCCGTGATTGTAGGAGCTTAGTTTCTTACATGTGTTAGACTGTTGGTATGTTAAAAACACAGGAACAATACTAAATGACGATACCTAGGAGTGAGTTGTTCGACTTTTCAAGTCATCCAATTATCCGACAAGCTATGCAAAATTATATGACGTTTGGATCAATCGTAGATTTTGGCAGTTTTATAGCTGAGTTAGACAGGCTGATCAAAGAAAACGAAAAATTAAGGGGCAAGGAATGCCAAGGCGAATTCAGCATGAGCGTGGAGAGTGCCAGGCTTTAGTTAGCTGGTTTCATCTGCAGCACCCTAAAAAACTTATTGTGCATGTTCCTAATGAGCTTGTTAGAAATATGTATCAAGCGGTGACACAGGTTGGGATTGGTCTTGTGCCAGGCTTTCCAGATTATCTTATATTATGTGCTCGCGGTGAGTGGCATGGCCTAGCTATTGAAATGAAGTCGAAGGGCAAGATGGGTGTCGTATCTGCGGAGCAAATTGCAATCATAGAAAAATTAAATCTCGAGGGCTACAAGGCTGTGTGTTGCCATGGTTTCGAAGAGGCCCAGAAAATTGTAGCTGACTACATGGCCCTGGGAGAGGTTAGTTAATGGGTTTTTTGCTGTTAATGATACTTGTGATATGCGCGTTATTCGCGTGGGCAAAGTAACGCTAAAAGTGGCACAGTAAAGTTAAAAATGCCTATGCAAATGCCCCAAAAGATGCCCACTTGATAGTAAGTGTAACAGCCGGAAAAAAGGCTGCACCCCGCTAGGGAGAGCGCAGCGAAACGAGGTATTTCTTGATTTTTAAGTGCTGTTGTTATGTTTTTTATCATTATCTTGCAGCCACTAACATGTCGCAAACTGTTCTAAATTGTTGATTGTCTAGCTCAAGAGCTATGGTGTAAGATTTTTGACTATCTTTAACTAGCAGCGTGTAAGAACTATCGTTTGCGCTTACAACTTCAACGCTAAAATTACTATTTGCTACTGTGTATCTTTTGCATGCTCTCTCGGTCATTTTTTTATTCCTGTTTCAAAAATATTTTAAATTCTTCTCTGCTGTCTATCATGGCTAGCGTGTCAGTAAAGTATCGGTCATTATCGTTGATTGTCATTATGAGGTCATCCATCAGTATTTGGGGTACGTTTATCTGCCCGAGGTTGTAAAGCCAGAAATCTTGCAAGAGCGCGTCAGCATCGTTGTATAGCGCCATCCTGCCGCTGGTCATTGGCTCCCTGCAAAATTCCAGTATTTTTCCCGCATGCATGTTTATCTCTCTAAAGAAAACAGCTTGTGTAAAATCTTTCATATCCATAATTTACTCCTCAGTTTCTATGTTAAAATTGTATTCGTTTTTAAGTCGAGATCTTATAGTTTTTATGACTCTATGCATAAGCTCTATTCCGTCTATTCCGTCTAGTTCATCGTCACCCCCTGAAGATTGGCTGCCTTCGTAAATTTTGTTTATCAAAAGAGCCATAGCGCTAGCCATTGCGTTTAACGATTCAACGTTTCTATAATCTTTGCATGTCTCTAATATTTTACAATGAATTTCATGTGACTTTTCAATATGTTTTATCAATTTTTCATGGCCAACTATTACTTCCCACATAAGATCTAACCCTTCTTTTCTAAGCACGGGTGTTAGTTCTTTGTGCGACTCCCTTAAGTTCTTTATAATAAGCGTCATGTCGATAATTTCTTGCTTGTAACCCATTTTTTTACTCCTCTTCGTCTTCGTCAAAATAATCATTATCGTAAGTTACCTGGTATTCCCAGGGGTTTTCTCTGTCGTTAAATACTACCATGCTGTTTTCTTCGTTCATCTTAATTGTCCTTTTTGCTGGTTACTGATGTAATACTGTCCAGGTCTGTAAAAGATATTACATAATCACAATCTTTTACACCAAAGCACATAATGTAATCTTGCAATGCTTCAAATCTAGTGACACCTTCTGCTATTGCCTGTACGCCAGCATCCGGCGCCCCGTCATAATTGTCGTCAATCACACTCCAGCTTAAGTCATAATGTTGGCTAAAAGTTAGCTTTAATGTTGATTTGCTCATTATTTTAACTCCAGTTTGCGGGTAGGTTTGCCGGTTTTTGCGCAAAGCTCATACTCGAGTGGAAATTCAGCTTTTAGTAGTTTGCTGTCTATTGTTGTGGCGCCTTTTACCCAGTTGTAAGTCACAATTTCTGCACCTGTTGCGTCTATGACAGTTGTAAACTCACCCAATGATTCACGAATTTGGTCGGTCAGTATTTTGAATGCCATTTCCTGAGCTTTAAGCATTTTGCGCTGCTCTTTTGCGCACGCTATTAGATTGGCCAAAACTGCGTCTGCAAAAAGTGCGTCAGCTTGAACAGTTACTTTTGTGGTTATCTGCACTACGTTTGATTGAGCCATTTCATTATTCCTCGTTCGTGTTATGTTTTGTTCATGTGTTTATATTAGCACCGGTGTTAACGACTGTCAACGGTTATTTTATTACTTTTATATATTCCCAGTGTTCTTATCAGCACGCTTCTAATGTATGCAGACACGCTAAGCCCCTCATTTCGCGCTTTTTCCTCTATAGCTGCGTGTAGCGTTTCGTTTACTCGTACATCGATTCGTTTATCGTTTGTCATTTTTTAATCCTTTTGTTTTCCGAGACTTTTTACAAATTCTTCTAGCTCTGCCCATTCTTTATCCTCCTGAGATGCAATCTTTTTGCTGATTCTCAGGGTTTCCGCTGCATACTCTTTAGTGCCTGGGGTTTGGGAGAGATTCCATTTTTTCATTACGGCGTCTTTGAAACTTATTACGTTGCTCATGCTACAACCTCTTGCCCGTGTTCATCTACTTCTATCAAGTCAATATCCCAGCAAAATTCTTCTAATTCTTCCAATGATTGTGGGAATTCAGTAAGCCCAAACCATTCATTCAGGTTGCCCTCGTCAGACATGCGGTCAAAGTCTGCTTTCCAGTTTTCGACTGTATCTATGCTGCCAGTGTTTGGGTTTATTAGTCTTCTCATTTTCTTATTCTCTCTCGTTGTTAATGTTCGTCACTAAGGATATTGTACGACAAGCGCGTACAACTGTCAACACTTATCATTCTAAGATGCAAGCTTTTAATTATTTCTATACATCAATGCTGAAAAACGAGAATCTTTCTTTATCAGGTCTCTTAGCTCGTAAGGGCAGCAGTAGCATTCGTCATCATCTCCGGTCATATAATTATCAAAGCTACACGCTATATGTGCGTGGTCGCTAAATTTGAACGGTAGACGTAAACCCCTCACTTTCTTCATCTGCTCGGCGGCCCATGTGTAGCACGACTCGACTATCTGTGCGTTTTCCTGCGCGAGTGTTAAGCTCTTGAAGAGGTTAGGGGTGTTTAGCGCTTCATCCCATGCCATTACTGTCGTTCTTGTCATTTGCGTATCCTCGTTGTTAATGTTCGTCACTAAGGACAGTGTACGACAAGCGCGTACAACTGTCAACACTTATTTCCACTCCCTTTGGATTATTACGTACTCTACCTGTGGGATGCTTCTATCTCTATTGTGATCAATGTAGCTATCTGTTTGGTCTGTGCTACCTAGCTCGTATCTTTGGCATATTTCAAACACCTTGCTTACGTCTTCTACTTTAACATCATGAAAAACGCTAACATTGAAGTTTCTAACAGAAACGCTGAACTTCTCACTAGGGAAAGCCGCTTTTAGTTCTTTTCTGATTAATGATGATACTTGTGCTTCTGTACTTCTTGTCATTCTCTTATCCCCTGTTGTTAATGTTCGTCACTAAGGACAGTGTACGACAAACGCGTACAACTGTCAACAACTATTCACACAAATGTTAATAAATAATTGCAAATACCTAAGCCGTGCGGCATAATTACTCTATACTTTGTAGTGAAAAAGGGAATATAAATAAGTATGTCAACTAATAGGGTGAGATGTTTTCGATGTCGCGGTCAAAAAAAATATATTGGCATGGGCGGGATAGAGCGCGATTGCGAGGTATGCGATGCAACAGGCACAGTTAAAAAAATAAGCTTAAAGCCTGCTGCTCCTGTTGCTGAAGTCGAACACGTAGAGCCTGTCGCCGCTGCAGAAGTTATAGAAGTTATAGAAGTTATAGAAGTTATAGAAGTTATAGAAACTATAGCGTCAATCGAGCCAAATTCAGTTGTTGACGTTCAAAGTGAAGTTCAGGTTCAAGCTATTACAGAGGCGCACGCTCCCACAGTTAAGACCGGCCCAATCTTTGCTGGTTATGACGATGAGTTAATGCGTGCTGTTCTAGCCGAACCAACGATGACCACGGAGAACTGGCGCCTAAAATATGCATCTACTTCTATTACTACAGATGTGCGACAAAGACATTCTATTAGAGAGATGTATGCAGCAAGCCAGCCAATCGCTGACAGAAAAGTTGACTTGTCCGCTAGTCAAGATGCGGCGGTTAATGATGATGTGGACTATAAGAAATTTGTAGCTAATGAAAAAAAGATGGCAGCTAAAGCTGCAGTAGCAAAAGAAAAATCCCCACCCAGCGCAAAAAAAGAAAATAAGAAAACTGGGGTTGGCGGAGTATGAGCAACATAATAGACCCTGCAAATTTGAGGATGTTTGACCCCGACAAAAAGAATAGTATCTGGGATCCAAATTCAGAGTTTATGAAAGAGTTAGAGCTTTATAAGTTGCGCAGTGAAATCAAGCCTAGAAAAGTTAATGTGATGCTGTCTCAAGTGGGTATGATTGACGACATGATGAGCGAGGAAGGTACAAAACGTCTGTATGTTCCAATGGAAAAAGGATTTGTAAAATAGCTAAAGTAGGCAGACCGACACTTTACAACATAGAATTAGCAACTCGCATTTGCGAGGCTACAGCTACATGTACAGATTCATATGATAAAATAAAAGACAGTAACCCAGGTTTTCCAGCTCGCGATATTATGAGGTTATGGCGTTATAGACACTTAGAATTTAAAGGCATGTACTCTGTTGCAAAGCAAGAGCAGGCCGAATTATACGTTGAAGAACTGAGAGAAAGAGCGCGTGACGACTCGAATGACTTGATACCTGGCATCAATGGCTTGTCGAGTAATGCGGGCGCTATTGCGCGTCACAGGCTGATTATTGACACTGACAAATGGATTGCTTGCAAGTTGTTGCCTAAAGTTTATGGTGAGAAGCAGCAGGTGGAGAATACACTAATAGTGCATGAAGATACGCTGAAGGATTTGAAGTGATGACAAAAGAAGAGCTGTATTCTGCATGGTATGAAATGAATAGCTTGCAACTATCTAGTCACCCGCTAGTTACTTGCGAAATAAAAGAGCGAGCAAAAAAAGCTTGGTCTAAGCTTCAAGATATGTTTGTAGATGAGACAAACGAGGCAACCACAGAAACAAGAAAACTAATATCTTTGCTTGAAACGGTTGAAGACACTTTAAAAGACCTGAAATAATGGCTAAGCTTTCCCCCGAAGTAAATTTACACATTAGAACGCTAAAAGCTCGCATAGTTCAATTGAACATGACGCGACCCGCTAATTACGATGTCACAATTGCGTCAATTGAGAGAGAAATTCAGTTAATTATCGACAACAATCAGACGGATTTGAAAAGCAATTGAAAAGAAACAAAGCAGAGGAGCATATTAAAACATACATAAGCGGTTTGATGCGCTGTATTGCAATACTTCAAAAAGATAGGGTCATCCCTCATACACTCGCTATTCAATTGCTGCGTTCTAAAGTAGACAAGGCTTTGTATGAGTGCCGCAAAAACTCTGATTATAGCAGCATAATTGACAGTTTAGGAATAAACGATATTGAATAAAGAGTTAAATCTAGAATGACTGAAGAGTTAAAGCCGTGCGCCCATTGTGGCGAAATCGAACTTGGAATATTCCATGCGCCGTTACAGGGGCGTTTACACTATGATGTTTTATATGTGTATTGTTATAAGTGCGCCGTAAGGACTAGAGATTATATATTTCTAAATGGCATCGATAGGTGTATTGAGGTAAGGATGGATGCGATTCACGCATGGAATAAGCGTGTCGACAAAACCCAATAACATCGACATGTTATAATGATGCATCGATAGTGTGTACAGTTTATGCCCCCGTTCCCTTCGGTTAGCGTACGTAGACCAGTGGTAAATTAGGGGGCTCCAGTTTGACCTCGGCGTGATAGCTCGGCTGCCGAGTGCAAAATGTGTGCCGACACACAAGCTTTCATTTGTGGCTTGACCAAATATAAATGTGCATCCTACTAATGAACCCCTGTTGATCGTATGCAATGGGGGTGGGTGTATTAGAGTTTAAAGTTTATGCGTGGCAGCGGAGGCTCGAATACGCCGTGTCGCCACGCTCCATATTAAGGGCAATCCATGGATGAAGAAGACCTGGCTATACGTCAAAAGCTTAAAGATAACTTCGAACATTACGCTCTTAAGTGTTTAAAGATACGCACCAAGAGCGGCGATATAGAGCCGCTCATATTAAACAAAGCTCAAAGCTATGTGCACGCAGCAATGGAGGCCCAGCTTCTTGAGTTAGGTATGGTTCGCGTGCTGCTTTTGAAGGGACGACAGCAAGGTATGTCCACGATGACCGCGGGCAGATTCTATCATAAAGTTAGCTATAACTTCGGCAGGCTGGCATTCATACTAGCTCACGACCTCAACGCAACTGGCAATCTGTATGATATGGCGCACAGATATCACGAGCACACCCCAGCCCCAGTAAAGCCGATGGTTTCAAAGTCTAACGCCAAAGAGCTGGTGTTCGGAATACTCGAGAGCGGTTACAAGCTTGGCACAAGCGAGAACAAAAACGTTGGCCGCTCCATGACTATTCAATACTTGCACGGCTCAGAGGTTGCATTTTGGAAGAACACCACGGACCACAGCAAGGGCGTCTTACAAGCGGTACCAAATGCGCCGGGGACAGAGATCATTCTAGAATCTACAGCAAACGGCGTAGGCAACTGGTTTCACAAGATGTGGCAAGACGCTGAAGCTGGGTTGTCAGAGTACATCGGTATATTTGTACCGTGGTTCTGGCAGCGCGAATATGTAAAAAAGTTACCGAAAGACTTCAAGCTGACACCGCAAGAAACAGAACTGGCTACGCAATACAATCTTACTTCTGAGCAAATTAACTGGCGTCGAACCAAGGTGGTGGAGTTCTCGGCTAATGGCGTTGATGGGGCTAAAGCTTTTAAACAAGAATACCCATGTTGCGCCGCTGAAGCTTTCATATTGTCGGGCGAAGACAACTACATACCGTCCGACGTTGTAACTAGGGCGCGTAAAACAAAAAATGTGGAGGGCTACGGTGCGTTGGTTATTGGTGTCGACCCTGCTCGTTTTGGGGACGATAGAAGTTGCATATTGCGCAGGCGGGGGCGCTTGGGCTACGGGCTTGAGTCGCACGTTAAAAAAGATACGATGGAAATTACAGGTATTGTTTATCAAATTATACTTAAAGAGAAGCCTGCAAAAGTATGCATTGACATTGGTGGCCTTGGCGCTGGTGTTTACGACAGATTGCGCGAGTTAGTGCCCGACGCTCACATCTTGGTAGCCGTAAACTTCGGGGCGAAACCCTTCGATGGTCAAAGGTATAGAAACAAAAAGGCTGAAATGTGGGGAGGGACGCTTGAGTGGTTGAACGAAGAACCATGTCAAATACCTGACTCGGACGAACTGCATGCAGATTTATGTAACACAAAGTACAAGATAGACTCTAACTCTAGGCTAGAGATGGAGTCTAAAGCGGCCATGAAGAAACGCGGCATTAGGTCTAGTGATTGTGCGGACGCATTAGCTTTAACGTTCGCTCTTCCTGAGTCTGCATTTCACGCAAACAAAAAACAAGATGAAGTGCTAAACTTGCTTAATGAGAGCTTTGACGCAAGAATGGCAGCAAGAAACAAATCAGGGAGGTAGTTATGTCAGGTGTAATGGGTGTTGGTCAGGCGGAAGACGCCCTCATTGACGGTAAAATAAATTTGTCATCGATCAAAAAAGACATTGAAACGTTTCACAAATATTTTGAGCCAAATTATAAAACCTTTCGTGAGTTCTTTAAGCTGACGTTTCAGTCGACTTTATCGCAAGCTGAGAAAGACAACTTAGAGTTAATAGGTAAGCCCGCGCTCGAGTTTGCAATATTCGAAGCGTATATATCTAGATTGCGCGGTGAGTTCTCAAAACAGCGCCCGTCAATGAATGTTCACGCAGCCGAGGGCTTAGCTATTGGCAAGCTGGATGACCAATACTTAAAGCTTATGAAAGTGTCACAAGCTCACTTGGACGAAATATTTCTGGCGTCAGACAGCGAAGGTTTTAGTGATGATATGTATTGCGACACTGCAGCCGGTGGGTTTGGGGTTGCAAAAGTTGTCACGGAATACTTGAACGAGAAATCATTTCTGCAGAGGATAAAGCTAGATAGAGTAGCAAACCCATGCATGTGCGGCTTTGACCCGCTTGCAATGAAGCGTCACAAAGGGGATGGTCGCTTTTGCTTTGAGCTGTACCCAATGTCACAAGAGGAATTTGCAACAGAATTTGGCAAGGCAAAAGCTAAAACTTTCAACTTTACACGCTCTGTCCAGAATTTTAATTGGACATATACAAATCAAGATATAAAAATAGTGCTAGTGGCTGATTACTACGTGAAAGTGCCTAAAGTTACGACGCTTGTTCGCATAGCTGAAAACACGCTAGATTGGCCTCAAACAATGATGCTTCCTGAGTATAACAAGCGTGTGAAAGACTTTGACGGAATAGAGCAAGTCCCCGAAATTTTAGAGCGACGCAAAACCACTGCAACTTCAATTTGGCGCTACAGAATATCGCAAAATGAGATACTAGATAGCGAAGAAACGTTCTATCCTATGTTGCCCTATGTGTTTTTTGATGGCAATTCGGCTTATGTTCAAGAGGAGCAAGGCGGACAAATGCGCCAGAGATGCAAGCCTTACACTTATCACGCGAAAGGTGCGCAGCGCTTGTTCAACTTCGCAGGGCAAACTATCGGGCAAGAGCTTGAAGACATGCCCCGCAACACCTATATGATACCAGTCAGAGGTATACCTAAAGCGTATATCAAGCAATGGCAATACCCTCAAATGGCTGGCACTCTAGCGTATAACGATGTTGACCCCGAGAACCCGAATTCGCCGGTTGCACCTCCCACTGTCACGCAAAGAATGCCCACCCCTCCCTTGGTTCAAGAAACATTTGTAGGTGCGCAAGGAATTATTCAGCAAACTTTAGGGTCTTACGATGCAATTCTAGGCGTCAGAGGCAATGATATATCCGGCAAAGCTATTCAAAACGGCGCGATGCAGTCAGACGCTGCAGCTATGCCCTATTATGTGAATTTCATTATCTCGATGCAGAGATGTGCGGAGATTATCCTCCACTTGATGCCGCTAATATATAACACGCCTCGAACTATTCCAGTTAGACTTCCAAACGGCAAGCGTGACTATCAAGTCATTAACCAACCATACCCTAAAGTGGACAAACAAGCAGAAATGCAGCAAAAAGCACAGCAAATGGGGTTGGGTGGAGTTCAGAGTCAACTGGAAGAGTCCGGCGAAGAAAGTGCGGAGTCTGAAGAAATGGAAGACGCATTAATGTTTAATTATGACCCTCACGATTTAAATGTAATCGTTGAGCCAGGCGTAAACACTCATGTGCAAAAGCAATTATCTTTTGAGCTGTTAACTCGCGCAATGGAAGTGTCACCTACGCTAGCTGAGTTCTTTAATCGTCAAGGCTTGCCGGTAATCCTAGAAAGTTTAGACTTGCCAGGCATCGAGGCGTTAAAAGATATGGTCGAGCAGTTCCAAGCGCAGATGGAGAAAGAGCGCCAAGCCGCTGCAGACCAACCGCAAGAAATTGACAAGATGGTTCAGGCCGAAATGGAGAAAGCAAGGCTAGATTCAGAGGCTCGCATGCAAAAAATAGAAGCTGATTTCGCAGTGGCTATTGCTAAGATTGCTGAAAAGCAGGAAGAAACAGAGCTGAAGCGCCAAGAGCTAGAGCTTAAAGCACGCGAAGCAAACATCAGGCTAAACATGGACCGGGAAAATGCGGCATCGGCTAACACTTCCGCAACTATCCAGCAAGCGATTGACGTAATGAAGCATCAGGGCGAGCAGAAACAGATTGAAATGCAAAACGAGGCGCAAATGCAGCAAGGTGAAGTTCCCCCACAAGGATAGAACCGATTTGCTACCGGTTTTAAAAGATCGGTAGTGCGTGGCTGCAAGACAAGGAATCGAACCTTGATTCGCGGATTAACAGTCCGTCGTATTACCGTTATACTATCTTGCAAGATTCAAGAATTGACGCCCTTACTTTAGGCACATGGGTGTGAGCTAGGGAGCTGGACGTCAATGTTTATTGTACCATTATGAATCTAAGCTTCATACCTTCCAGGTTAAAAAAAACATATTTACAAATGAATTTATATGTGGATGAAAGTTGTTCAAAATTTGCACAACCAAGACCTTGCATGCTATATTTAACACAGCTTATCTGCCACGTGCAGAAAAAGTGCCGTGAGTCGTTGAAAGGCGATTCATGATAACTGACGGGCAGCATAACCCGGTATACGTTCCGACACGGTAAAATCGGCACACGTCGTGCAGACGGTCTACGTTATCTTTAACGGTTAAAAAAGAAAGGGAAGTTTTAAAATGAGTAGTGAAGATATTGCGACAGACTTAGGTCAACAAGATGAAGCGGCACAATCTGCACCTGTAGCACAGGAACGTATGATTTCGCAGTCTGAAGTTGACAAAATAGTACATGCGAAGATAATGCGCGAACGTGAACGTAGTATGGGTGGAATGCAACAAGCGCCTAATGCTCAAGCTGGTGGATACAACGAGGAAGAGCTTCTAGAAAAGATGGCTTCACGTATGCAGAAACAGCAGGACGAGCAACGCCAAAACTATGAACGCGACCAACAGAAAGCGCAAGTTGATGAAATAGCCAAAAGCTACTTAGAGAAGATGGAACAAGGCAACGAGCTTTATGACGACTTCAAAGAAGTAACCGAAGACTTTTCACCAGCTACTTATCCTCAAATTACTATTATGGCGAGCCAATACGATAACTTACCAGACATCATGTATGAGCTGAATAAGAATCCTAGAAAGCTTGTCGATTTACATGTGCTAGCCCTAACCGATCCGCCTAGAGCGAAAAAGGAAATGGCTAAATTGTCTCAGTCTATTAAACAGAATGAAACAGCACTTGTGAATAACTCAAAGTCGCCTGCTCCACTATCCAAAATGAAATCTTCTTCTGTAGCCGGGCAAGATAGCGGGAAAAAGACGATCAAGGATTTAAGGAAGGAAGCCAGATTTAGAGGCTAGTATTCACACTTAAAGGCCATCCCAGTATCTAGTCCGATGTAAAATTTTTAACATTGGAGATAATACTATGGCTGTAGACGCCACAAATATATTACAACAAGTTGCCACTTACCAAGAGTCTGACTTGGCATACTTGATTAACTTAAACTGCTTTGTAACTACCGCTAACACCAAGTTCAAGAATTTTGAAAATGAAATTGGCAACTTAGGCGACACAGTTACATTTGATAGAACACCACGCTATGTAACAAACAATTCTTTAGTTATTACAGCTCAAGCGTCTGTTCAGCGTGTTCAAACTTTAACAGTTGATAACGCACAAAACGTAGCTTACAACTTCACATCGCAACAAATTCTATTTAACGTGGACGAGTATTGGGACAAGTTTGCCAAGTCTGCAGTTGAAGAATTATCAGCTAACGTTGAAGCTTCAGTAGCTAATGTATGCGTGCAAAACACATTCAGGTTTTACGGTGATGGCGTAACACAAATCACAACATTCAACCAATTAGCTAAAATGCTTAGCTTTTACAGAAACTTTGGCGCACCTAAAAATTCAACTAAAGGTTTCTTGTCCGACATAGCTGTGCCTGATATCGTAGGCTCTGGTTTAAATCAGTTTGCTACAAAGCGTAATGATGAAACAGCAATGAGCTGGGAAGTAGGTTCGTTCAGTCGATGTGAATGGTATCAGTCAAACTTATTGCCGGTTCACCTAGCTGGCACTGAAGGTATCGAGGGTTCAGTTCTTACTGTTGTATCAACAACTAAGAATACTAACGGCGAAATCACTGCAATTACTTTCTCCGGCACAGATGCCGCGTTAGATGCAGCGTCAGTGCTACAGTATGACAAGTTCCAATTCAGCGATAACATAGTGGGTTTCACAAACTTAAGATTCCTAACATTTATCGGCCATTTTCAATCAGCAAGCCCTGTGCAATTTGCATCAGCATCAGTAGCAGCTTCAACTGCCGGCCAACAAGTTACAGTAACTTTGTACCCTCCGTTGTTGCCAGGCGCTCTACAAGCTGCATCAAGCGACACTATGAATATCAATGTGGATATCATAGCTGGCATGCAAGCAACTGTACTGCCTTCGCATAGAGCTGGTGTTGTGCATGCTGGTGAGCCTGTGTTCCTTGCAATGCCGAAATTACCAACACAAGAACCGTTCTATTCAGCTTCTGAGTATGACGAGGATACCGGCGTTGCGATGCGATGTTATTGGGGTACTGTGCTTGGGCAGAATCTCCAAGTGATGGCTCACGATTGTATTTGGGGCTACACAATGGTGCCAGAATTCGCAATGAGTGTTATTTTTCCACTCTAATTTGTTTCCCCTCTTGTTGTTAATTCCATATAATGATGGGATTAATAGCAAGGGGGAAGTGAGATGGCAGCGAACAATAAATGTAGTGATTGTGGGGCGGACAGGGAAGAAAAGTACAAAAATGATAGTTGTTGCAAGGCATGTAGATACAAG